GGCTGCCGCTCAGTCAATGTGCGGCCGGACTTATGGCAGGTCGGCCGAGAAGTCCTGCAGCGGCGTGATCTCGACGGTCGCGTCGATCTTCGAGTCCACGCCAATCTCGCCAGGCTGAAACTTCGTGACCACGCCACGGAACGGCCATACCAACTGCTCGTCGGGCGATCCGGCGGGCACGTCGTTGAGCTTGATCTGGAAGTTCGCTTCCGTGCGGTTCCGCCATAGGGCGATCAGTCCGTACCCAGCCGCCACGCCGTCCGCGGTCGTGTTGGTCGCGTTGGACTGCGTGCCGTGCTTCGGGCGCCAGTTGAGGCGCACGGTGAACGGGCCGCTGTCGCGGATGCCGGCGAGCTTCTCGCGGTGCGCTTCGGGGCTCCGCAGATGGGTCTTGTCAATGACCGCCGTGGTCATGTCGCCAGGGGTGATCGACACGACGTCGGCCACGGCCACAAAGGACTCGGGGCTGTCGCCCTGTCCCACCAAAAGCTGTGCGCCGTACCCGTGGATCGCTTCGCCTGCGTAAAACTGGTCGGTGGTCGCGTCTGCCATATCAGTGCTCCTTGTCGTGCTGACTGTCGTGCCCAGGGTAAACGTCGGCCACAAATGAAAACGGTCGCCCACCCGTCACAGCATCCCGGCTGTGTACGTGCGGAGCGACCGTTCTCTCCGTGACCGTTGTCGGTGTTCGCAGGCGCCGGTCAGCGCCGATTCGGGAGCTACCCTAGCGAGTCCGTTTCAACTTCTAAGTTACAAGTCCTATGCCCTCACCGCATCCACACGATGTAATCGCGGGACACGCGCCACTGTCGCAGTTCCTCGCCCTCGTAGTCCGAGCGGGTGTCTGACGGCAGGACGGCCATGACGCGCTGGCCACTGATCTCGCCTTCAAATCCGGCCAGGCCCGATCCGGCACCGTCGCCGTGGGCCGCATCCGACACGGCCGTGGCGGTCTCCAGCGATGCCGCAATAGCATCCACCTGGACTCGTGCCCGCCGAATCGCCCGCGCCCCGCGCAGATGGGCGTCCTCGAGCTCGCTGATCCGCTGCACCCGAATCGCTGGTAACGTCGGCTTCTGCGGCAGCAGATCCACATAGACGCGCTGACCGACGAGCGTCGTCACGGCCGAGAGGCCCACGAGCCGGGTCTTGAGCGCCGCCGACGGCGTCACAGGAGGCCTCCGCCGGCGGTTGGCGTGCCGCGCGAGCCGATGACCTCACGCTTCACCAGCGCCTGCCACAGCACGGCGATGAGAATCTGGAGGCTCTGGGCCGCCGTGGTGTCAAAGGCCGGGCGCGCGAACGGCGTGAATTTGCCGCCGCGGGCCGTGCCGTATTCCTGAAAGAGGCCGTAGAAGAAGTCCTTGGCCGGACCGACCGCCACCGCTTCCTCGGTCGCGTTCTTCTTCTCCGCTGGACCGCCGTCGGTCGACCCAATCTTCGTGATGCGACTGACGACCATGTGATCGGCCAGATCTGGCGCGCCTGGCTCACGCGGCGCGAAGCGGCCCATGGCCACGCGCATAGGCTCGGCCGCCGCGGTCAAGCCTTGTCGAAGCACGCGCGCTCCCACCGCCGCCGACAGCTGTTGAAAGCCGCGCGCGAGTTCCTTGCCGCCGGTGATCTTCATCGTCGCGATCGCCATCAGCCCACCTTCGCAATCGTGAGGAGCTCGATACCTTCGCGCCGGCCAATCTCGGAGGCCGCGACGATGTCGTGCGTCCGGCCGTTCACCACGAGCCGTCGTGCCTTCGCCACGTCCACCAGTTCCGGGTCCATAGCCAACTGATAGCCAATCTCCCAACGCGTGTCATACCGCGCGGAGGTCTGCTCGGCCCGCAACCGTTCCCAGCCCGTAATGTCGCGTTTGGCCGCAGGGACCGTCGCTAATGTCGTCCACGTCTCACTCGGGGCGCCTTCCGCATCCTGCCCGTCTGTCACCTGTTGAATCGTGACCAGCCGATCGAAGATGCCAGGGTCCGCCGCGCCGCGCCTGAACGCCATCAGCCCTCCATCCGGCGCCACAGATCGCGCAAGCCCATCAACGACGGCGCGGTGCTGACGTCTTGGACCGACAGCGACCGCTGCTTGTAGAGTTCCGCAATCATCTGGCACATCCCGATCAAGGCCATCTGCGGAAAGGTGTCGACCGTCTCATGGCCGCAACGATACGTCACCGTCACCGCGGCCGGCTGCACGCGCGTCGACGGCCAGGTCGCGTCATAGAGCGGTGCGATGGCCCCGCGCACATACTCGCCCGAGGGGATGGTCTGGAATTCGGCTGGCGAGGTGGCCAAGTTCTGCGTGGTGCCGTCCGTGTCCACGTACGTCACCGAGTCCACCGCCAGCAACGGTGCCCGCGGAATCACGATGCGTTCCGATCCGCAGGGGAACCGATCCAGCACCAGTTCCCACGTCTGCGCGAGCGCAGCCTTGCCGGTCTCGCGCTCGTAGGCGGCGACCGCGGCGGCGATTAGGTTCTCGATGTGCCCATCTTCCACGGACCCATTGGCCGCGCGGAGGACCTGGTCGCGCACATACGGCACGGTCAGGGGCAACTCCGTGGCCGGTACGGTACGACGCGAAAAGCCATCCCACTGCGCGTTCACGTTCTGATCCTTTCAGACTCTTGCCCACAGAGATACGCCAGCCGTAGTGGTTTGGCGCTCATCGCCATGACTTCTGCACCCAGGGCAACCGCTGGGCGTATTCGCCCCAGGGGTCTTGGGCGCCGTGGAACATGACGATCCGCGCATCGTCCGGTAACTTGCCGATGGGCTGGACGTCGTTCCGAAATGAATAGACACCATCGCGCCTGGTCCACCGCGTTTCCTTACCACCAAGAATGAAACTCATCCACCCCTGATCGGAGCCGTAGCAACCGGCCGCCCGAGATTGCTGTGGCGAGACGGTGGGATCAAACTCCGTCCAGACCTGCGGCCGCGCGCCGGCCGTCAGAAGAAACATCGACCCGTTGTAATGACTGCCGGGTTGTGGATTCGTGTCGCCCCAGATCACAAAGTCATCGGGCCGATCCCAGAGCGGCGTCAGGTCTCGCACAATCACCGTATCCAGATCGAGGCTGACGAAGCGCTGGCCGAAGGTCGATCTAATCTCGGGATGAAACGCGCGGAGCCGGCGATAACAACTCGGATTCCGCCCGCCATGCGGACTCGGAATGGTGGCGTAGTCGTCCCAGATCGGCACGGTTTCGATCTGCAGATCGAGCCCGGCCGGATCGTCCGTCACACAGATGAAGCGATGTGGGTGCGGGAAGTGACGCGCCACCATCCGTCGCAACACGTTTACCTGCTCGGCGCCAAAGAGCGACCGATAGCCAGGCGCGGGTTTCCACTTCCACGTCACCACCGTCTCGGGAAGCATCAGATCACCTCCGCCCACGGAAACGTCAACCGCTTCGGCTGATAGCCGGTGCCCATCTTGGCGATGTCGGCCTTGATCGCCGTCCGCCGTTCCCGATCCTCGTCGGTCTTGCGCGCGTAGGTGGTGGTGCAGGCGTCCGGAATCAGGTCGTCGGTGTAGAGCACGGACGGCTCTGGCAGAATGTGGATGTCGCGCGCCCATTCATCGACGCGCGTGTGGAAGTGCCCGTCCGATCCATAGACCCCGGAGAAGCGCTCGTCATAGCCCCCGATGCGATTCAGAAACATATGCCGCGTCATCACCCACGTATTCGGGTGCGGGTTGTGCGGCGTCATCGTAGGGGCCACAACACGCGACAGGCGATAGGCGCGCAGGGGATCGAGTTTGCCCCGCATCAACCGGCGCCACGTCTCGAGCGGGATGACATGATCAATGTCCGTCATCAACACCCAATCAGTCCGGGCCTGGTCGACGCCGAGATTGCGGCAGAAGATCCAATTCCAGCGCACGTCGACCTGTGTGCGAAATAGCCGGAACGACGCCAGCGCCTTGGTTATGTTCGGGTCCACCGCCGCGTGGGCTGGGAATCGGGGCGACCCGTCATCCACCACGACCACATGCATGGCCGCGCGCACGTCCGAGGGCAATGCGCGCCAGAGGCGCTGCTGTTCCTGAAACATCCGCGGGTTGTCGTAATACGGCATCACGAGCGTGAAGGCGCGGTACGTCATGGGTTCATCCAGATACCCAAGCCTGGACGGTTCGCCATGTTCGACCACGCCATGATGTCGGCAGGCACATTGCGGTCTAGTTCTGCCGCCACCGATCGATGCGGCGGCGCGTGACTGTGCATGGTTTCTCCCGATCCCATCGGGGAATCGTGCTGGCCCACCACGCGGACGTGCGGGTAGGCCAGACACTGCTCACGCACTACCGTGCCGCGCGGACCTTTCGGGCCGTCAAGCAGCACGCCCACGCGATCGCCAGGGTGCTGGACGATCCACTCCGGTACGGCCCGCTGCCCGTCCGCGACAATCACCACCGTCCGCAGATCAGGCGGCACCACGGTCGCGTTCCACTCGAACGAGGTCACGCGATTCGGAAACACGGCCCGCAGGACGCGCGTCGAGACGCCGTGATGCACGCCCGATTCCACAATCGCGGTCACATTGGCGTCCAGACACGCACACGCGAATAGATACAACTCGGAGAAGAACACCCCGCGCGGTTGATAGGTGAGCGTTGACGTGATCGCCGCGAACTGGTCCGGCGTCATCCCCACGCCTCCGCAAACCACGGCCACTGCATCGCGGCCAGATGATTCTTGGGCGTCTTCACCAGCACCACTTTGGCGTCAGTCGGCCACGGGGGTTTCACCCGCGAGATCCGCGGGAACCACGACGCCGGCATGGCGGCGGTCTCGGGCAATCGTTCGGCGTACCAGTCCTGATCAGATTGCCAGTGCCGTGTGACCGCTGGCGTCCAGTCCGTCCAGAGCGCGTCGGCGGCGCCGGCATCCCACGCCATCGCGCTGGCATTAAACCGGCGGTGAATCTTGAGGCCGATGGAGTTCGTATCGTGGACGGGCTTCTCGCGCGCCAGTTCGTCGGCCACCATCGCCACAGGTGCCGGGTAGTCCACCAAGGGCGACAAGTCCCCCACGACTAGCACGTCCAGATCGAGAAACAGCACGCGCCCGGCCAGATGGTGCGCGGGGTTGAACAGTTGTAATTTATTCCAGTAGCCAATGGCCTCAGCGCACCCTGGCAGAACGTGGGGAATGGTGATGGTGTCCAACGCACCGCGGAACAGGTCGGGTTGGTTGGTCAAACAGACGAATCGAAATGGCCGCGCGAGAAAGCGCCGTGCCATCTGTTCCAATCGAATGACGTACTCGGGCGTGTAGGGGTACGGGCCTTTCACAAAGACGCAGGCGACCGTCATGCGCCCACCGCCAGCACTACCGACAGTTCGCGGGCGAGCTTACCAGGCTTCTTCGGTCCCGCAAGGACGGTGAAACCGGCGGACTCCAGTCGCCCTGTCCACCACTCGGCGGTCTCGATAATCAGATGGGCATTCCGGCCATCGATAAGCGTCTTATTGGCCGGCCGCAACGCAATCACAGCAAAGACGGCGCGACGCGCGAGCAACTTGAGATGCGCGAGCACGGCATCCAAGCGGTCAGGCTCGATATGTTCGAGCACGTCTGTGCAGACCACCAGATCGGCAAACACGGGCGGTGAATCCTTGCCGGGAATGGCGGGGTCGTACTCGGCGAATCGCGCGCCCTTGATGTCTTTCAGTCGCAACGCCTTGACTAGCGCCCCTTGGCCGCAGCCATAATCCAGCACGGACGTGGCCTGATAGTGGCGCATCAACTCGCAGACGGCCTCGGCCCACGCATCACCTTTGCCGCCATACCCACGCGGCGAGGCGTGGAGCGTCCGCTGCGCGATGACGTACTCGCGCGAAATGAGCCGCACCCGGGGAATCACAGAAACGCCTCCAGCGGTTGCCGCTCGAAGCACGTCACGCGCGAGATAGGTGAACAGTTGACGACGCGCAGCCCCTTCCGCCGGCAATCCTCGGCGAGCTTCGGCAGTGGGGCCATGTGGCCGTGGAAATGGGATTCGGGAATCATCGGCATCGGATGGGCGAGTTCCCCGTTGAACCAGCGCCCGCCGCGCATGTCATAGCCGAGCAGAATCACCTCGGCGACGCCGAAGTGATACGCGAGGTTGATCGCACTCGTGCCCGTGTCGTAGCCGCAGACGCTGGTCGGCTGATCAGACAGCGTCGTGTGATCCTTCCAGCGGCCGACGCGCCGGACGGTCGGCGGCAAGGCCGGGCAGGACTTCCCGCGCACGGCCATGTACTGCCCGGTAAATATCGGAATCAAGGGCAGTGCGATCGTCTCGGTATGCTCCCCACCGAACCACAGCAGATCCGCATTCGGCCGCAGTAACACGGACTGCTTGACGGCGATGATGCGGCCTTTGAGGTGGGGAATCAGGTCGCGCTGCGCCCGAACGCTCTCGCCCCCACAGATGATAAAACACCGTTCACCCACCCATTCGCGCGGCACGTCCCAATGCGGAGGCGGCACCCAGCCGCGGGCGATTGCCTCGCGGAACGCGCGGCTCATAGCGCCACCTTGTCCGCCTTCTCTACCCACATCGGCAGGCCGCGCTCGCGCTTCTTGGCGAACATCCCGATATGCCCGAGGTCGATCGCGTGGACGCCCTTCGCGCACAGATCGACGGCCAGTACGGTCGCCGTGGGGCCGAGACACAGCAGCGCGCGCTCAGGCGTGCCAATCTCGCGCAGGATGTCGGCGTAGTCGTCCCAGGCGTTCTGTGGTTTACAGAGAATCTCGCGGACAGACTTCGCACCCCAGCGCACGAGGTCGTCCTTCGTCAGCGACTTCTGCGCCCCCCGAACCAGCGTGATGTCCCGATCCACCCAGAGCGAGTGCAGGAGCGTCCAGTAGTCGTCGGTGTTGATCCACGGCGCCGAATCCGGCCGGGTGATGAACGCGCTGCCATACTCACGCGTGCTCAACAGGCTGGCCGCCCACCGATAACTGTGCCAGTGCGCGGCCTTCGGACCTTCGGCGTGGATATTGGGAATGCCAACCAGGCACGACCCAGACGATCGCAAAATCTCGCGCAGGCGCGTGGTGAGTGTCCCGGAGGCCACCTGTGGCTTAATGTCACAGGCCATGCGCGCCTGGCGCAGTTCGCCGTCTCCATAGCGCGCGAGACTCGTCCCAGCCACGACTCTGGCTAGAGTCTCGTGCTCGCTCAACACGACGGGATACCTCATCCGCCCCACCGCGGCACACAGCGGCCGCACCAGTTCTCATGTCCGCCTTCAGGCCCGCCCAAATGGAACAGGTACAAGTCGTGTCGCATCTCGAGCTTCTGAAACTTGGCGAACACATGGACGTCGTACTTGCCCGCCGATCCATAGGAGCCAAACCGAAAGCCGGGAAAATAGCGGAACAGTTGCGCGTAGCCGACCGGCCGCCCCCCTGAGTTTCGCATCTGCTTGTAGTCGGATCGTTTCTTCTTGCCGGTGACGTGCGCGGCCAATTCCTTGGGGCTGACGCATTCGTGACGCCACCAGCCGGCCATCACGCCTTTGGGAATCTCGGACTCGGCTGGAAGTGTGCCAAACGGGTACACGTCCGCATTAAGACTCAGGCAGAGCTCACCATCGGCCGGGAGGTCGCGCAAGCCTGGAATGAAGCCGAATGCCTCGTCCAGTCCGAGCGGCATATTAAAACGCGGCGGGATCGATCCGATATGAATCGCTGGATCAATCCGTGACCAGCCGTCCGTCACCCACGCCGGTACGCCGTGGGTGGCGCAGACCGCTTGCGTCTCGGTGTCGTCAGGCGAGGTGGCCACACCGAGGCATCCGGCCGGGATGATAGCCTTCCACGCGGGCAAGGTCGCCGCGAGAAAATCGCCGCACTTCACACTCGTGATGATGGTTCTCACGCAGACACCTGCTGACGGTAGGGCACCGACAAGACGGCCGGCGGCACGCGCACCCGGACCGGGCGTTTGAAGGCCTGGCGATCGGTGCGCGTACTCGCATCGGCAATCACGTCGCGGGCATACCGCACAATCGGCACGCGATCGAGATGCACGATCGTGGACTGCTGGAGCAAAGCCGCGCGAAACGGCCCGTCCGTGCCATAGACGCCCCCGCAGGATTCGTCATACCCGCCGATCGCCCAATAGCGCCGTTTGGTCAGAAGATAAGTGTTCGGGTGCGGGTGCGGGAGCCCGTGTGTGTCCAGCTTTGGGGTGAGGTTCGGCGCATCGAGGCGCTGAAACGTGTACACCACATCTGGGCCGTCAAGGCAGTGGTCGAAAATGTACTCCAGGCTCTCGGATGGCAGGACATGATCCATGTCAGTGAGAAACAGCCACTCGCCGGCCGCTTCATGGGCGGCCCGATTGCGCGCGGCGTCCTGACGCCACGGTGGGGTACGCGGATCGGCCACGTCCGCCAGCCGGCCGATGGTGAGCTTCGGCAGACCGGCAGGCCGCGGCACATGGGCGGCCGGTTCGGGCGAACTGTCATCCACGACAATCGCTTCGATCTGCGCTTTCAGCGCGACGGGATAGGCAGCCCAGACGCGGAACTGCTGCGCCAACATACCGGGATTCTGGTAGTAGGCGATCCCGAGCGTCAGGCGCGTCATATGAACGCCTCATGCCGGCGCGGCTTGTAGACCGTATCGAGCGTTTCATTGACGAGGTGCAATCGGCACATGACGCGACAGGCGGAGAAGTCGGTCCACTGGCCTGGATGCCGGCGCCAGATCGAGGCGAAGGATTCGGTCTGCAGGTTGCCGAGCTCAGACCCCGGCATCCCACGCCGATTCGGGCAGACCCACACGCGGCCGTCCGGGGTGACTTGCGTCACGAGGCGAATGCCGTAGCACGTCTGGTATGAGCGGCCGTGCCAGTCGCGGTATTCCGCGAACCGCGGCGGATCGATTTCGACGTCGGGGTGCGCGGCGAGTCCATGTAAGACATGCCAGGCATCCGTCACCCATGAACGATCCCCAGTCGCTACGGCTAAATCATGCGGATCGGTTTCAATGGTTGGCCGGAAGGTCGTATAGGTCGCTCCGAGCGCCCGACCCAGTGCCAACATCTCGTACGTGCGCGTCCAGTTCTCCGCGTGGAGCAGAAACGAGACGCCCACCACACATGAGCCATGTGACAGCCGGACAATGCCGTCGACCGCCGCCTGGAACCGGATGGCCGGCACGCGCTTTTCCGTGGCGTACGCCAGGGCATCCGGCGCATCGAGCGACACCACGACCCATGCGAACGTCTGGCGCACCAAGGCGGCGCGGGCTTCGGACAGATGCCCGCCCAGCGTATACATGCCTAACTGCAACCCGGCCGCGGCCGCGGCTCTAACGATGTCATCAAAGCGCGGGTGGAGGGTCGGTTCACCACCGCCGCTGAACACGACGGCCCGTACGCCCGCCTCGGCCATGTCTGTGAACGCCGCCATCAGAAGCCCGGCATCCGCGAACCGTCCGGTGTCCTCGTAGCCGGCGGGCTTCTCGGGCTTGTCGGCCCACGGGCCCCCGACATGCGTGTGCGCGAAGTGGCAGAACTGACACCCGAGGGAGCAGATATTGGTGAGATCGATTTCCACCGTCACCGGCGCTGGTGTGTCGCCTTGCTGCCACGCCGCCAGCCGGTCAAGGTGCGCCAGGACTTTTGACGGGGCCACGTAGGTCACAGCGCCGACTCCAGCGACTGCCGTGGAAAACACGTCAGGCGCGTCTCGCGTGAACAGTTGATCACGGTAATACCCAGCGCCCGAAGCGGCGCGACCATCGTCTGAAACTTGGCGATGAAGGTGGAGTAGGGACTGCGTTGACGTAAGGAGCCGTGATGTTCCCCGAAAAAATGCGAGGGGCCGTTCGCAGCGTGTCCCATGTCATAACCCAGGAGCAGAATTCGGGACGCGCCGTAATGCACCGCGAGCCCGACCGCCAAGGCACCCGAGTTTTGCCCGCTCCGCAACGCGGTCGGATCGGTCTCGATCCCCTCGGCGCCGGTATGTCGCAGTCGCTTCACATCCGGCCACCGTTCCCGATACCGTGCCCATGTGGAATGCTCAATCGACCACTTCTCGCCGGCAAATCCCTGGACGCCTTCGTGCTTGTGCCACCAGGAGGCGTCGGCCGCCACCAGCGCGTCCGCCCACGGCGCAATGCGGTACACGTCGTTCACGGCCACCAGTGGGAACTGTCGCACCAGCGCCAGATCGGCCGACGTCAGGCTCGGCCCAGAGGCCGCGCAGACAATCGTGCTACCCGGCCACTTGCGCGCGACGCGCGGCTCGTCTACTGCGCCCACTCGGCCTCACCGCCGCCTCTGGTAAACCCGGCGCCACCGCGCGCTCATCCAGATCCTCGGCCACTAGGACAATCACGCCCGCCTTCAGCCAGGCATCCCAGCCGGCCGGCAGCATAGGGACCGACACTACCTGACCAGCCCGAAACGCCCCGCGCGTATGGGCCACACTCTGCCGAAATCGAATCCGCACCCGCCTCCAGACACGCCTTGAGCGGTGCGACCCCTTGGACCGCACCGCTCTCGAGGCGCCGAACGTCGACTGACGACTAGCTGCCCATCGTCAGGTACTTGACCGGGTGCGTGCCGGCGTCGAGCAAGTCGCCGTCATGCCGCGAGAACGCCAGGAAGCCGACCTGGCCGAATTCCGCATACCGCTCGTCCAGACGGACCAGTGTGATGTCCTTGACGTCGCGGATGATGTACTTGCTCAAGGCGCCGAACACCATCGCCTTCTCGCTCGCCCCAGACGCCACCTGCTGATTGATGACGTAGCCGTATCCGTCGATCGTGTCCGGTTCGCCCGTGGCAAACCCCGCGCGCCACAGCGGATAGCCTGACGTGTCGCCCGAGAACTGCGTGACCTTGATCTTCTTGAGCAGTTTCAGGGTCGTGTCGTTGAACATGAACTTCGCGCCCGAGCGATAGGCCGGGTCCACCGAATGCACGAGGTCGACGATGTTGTCGTAGCTGATCGCGTCGTCCGCCGCCGTGGTGACGCTCGAACTGGTCGCCGCCGCCACGATGCCGCGCGGCTTCGCGCTGCCATCGCCCGTGGTGAAGTGCGTGTTGGTGATGCGGCCGATACGCTCACCGAGCAGCCGCCCGATGACTTCCGGCGCATTGATCGCGTTGTCCTGCAGGTACTCGACCGACACCTTGACGAGTCGGCTGGTGTACTTGAAGGCGTTCAGGATCATGTCGTCGAACGTGATGTCGAGCTCGGTGTGTTCGGCGGCTTCCCCGAGCAGCGCCCCCGAATTCGACGTGTCGTTCGTGGTCGGCCACTGGAGGTCGTTGCCGTTGTCCGTGCGGACCACGGTCGCCACCTGGCGCATGCCCCCGAACTGCAGCATCGCCGTTTCGAGCGCCTGCAGGCCGTTGATCGCCAGCGTGAAATGTCCGCCGCCGTCCGGTGACACGATGTCCTTCACGATGCGCTCTTCCCAGGCCCGCACATCCTCCCGATGCAGGGACTTGAGCGGCGTCGACGGAAGCCGCACGGTCAGGTTCTTGGAGGACGGGGACATGCCCATGCGCTCCGCGGCCTGCCGGAATTCGGCGCGGTTCTCGGCCTTGCCTCCGAGCAACCAGCCGGCCAGACCAAACGCGCGGTCCTGGTCGGTAATGGCCTTGCGCGTCTCCGGCGTGGTGCGCGTCTCGGTCGGATTCGGCGCCGTGCGCCGGCCTTCGCCGGATTCGAGCTCGGCCATCTTCAAGGCGCGGCGCTCCTGCGCCAGCAACTTGTCGCGGTCGGCGTCCATCGTGTCGAATTGCTTCTCTTCGTCGGCGGTGAGGTCACGCGCCTCGGCCTTGGCCTTGGTGGTGATCGCCTGCATGTCGACGGCCAGCTTGTTGGCTTGTTCGCGGAGTGCTTTCGGGTCCATAGGTGCGCTTCCCTTCGTGATGGCCTGTGGGGAAACGCAAAACGGGCGTCTGCACACAGGCAAAATTGTTCCTTTGCCAATGTCCGAAAGCCCGTACTGGCACGGCCCTTGGCGGGCGGTTGACCAGACGAAGATCGAACTGTTCAGTCTCGACGTTACGTGGACTTCGGCCGTCCGTCTATTTTTGAGTACGAAATGATACGATCACGGGCGACGTCAGCCAAGGAGCGATCGGCCGCCAGCGCCTCTCGGCTTAGACGGTCATAGACGGACACCGGTAACCGCAACGAGAGGGGCTGCGTCGGTTCTCCGAACATCTCCCGCCGCCCGCGTGGTGCGCTCACGACTTCGCCTTCAGATAGCGCCGCAGGAATTCCGGCGACCGCTGGAACCGTGGGATCTGGGTCTGCTGGTATGCCCGCAGCGACCGCACCGCTACCTCCGTGTCGGGATACGCCGGCTCAGACACCACGCTGACTTCGCCCACAATCATGTCGGATACCTCGCGGATCGGCATCCCGTCCTCGGTCCCCCACTGGTCATCGAGCGCGCGAAACCGGAACGACATCCCGGTCACGTCACCGCGCTGCACCGACAACATGAGATCCTTCGCCATCGTCGTGGACGGCGGGAAAATCTCGGCCCGGAGTCCGTGGCCGTCCTTCTGTAATCGCAACGTGCCGGCGCGCGTGCGGCCCAACACCTTGTCGGTGTCGTGGTTGAAGTAGGCCCTCACGTCCAAGCCTTCTCGGAGTGTCCGGTCCACGGCAGACGGCAAGATCCGCTCACGGAACCCGCCCAAGTCCACCGACAGGACGTTGAACACGATCGCATAC